CAAGGTCAGAATCACCCGGATACACAGCCGGTAACGAGAATGTGGCGTCGGCGTAGTCTTTGGCTTCGTCGGTTGCGTCTGACAACGCAGTGTCAACGGTTTTGGGAACCCCTCCAACGACCAATGAACCAGAGATTTGGGCGCTCGTCGCCACCATGTGACCACTTGCATCGACCGTAAAAGTCCCGTCCCCCACGTTGAGCGCATTTGTCAACGTGGTCCCTGCCAATAAAACCTCAGTCTCCAATAGCGTCGTACGAATATACCCACCGTCAATCAATGACGCAGACTCAACCAAATCATCCCAATCGTCATAACCCAATTGGGTAGCAATGGTTTCTTTGGCACTATAGTTGCTCAACGTCTCATCAAGGGAGGCCGCTACCGCTGCTCCTGCTGCCGCATCCGATTCAACGGTAGCCGCATCCGTACTTCCAACAACAGTTCCGGCCGGTGCTCCCAACGAGGATACGTCGGTCCACGTGGACGACGCATACCGTTTAAGTAAATCTGTATCCGTCTGAAACCATAAATCACCGTCGTCGGGCGACGAAGGCGGACTTCCCGAGTCCCCAAAAAACGTAACGATCTTTTCGTCCGCCTCTTCCAACGCCTCATACGCATCAAAATACAATTGACCCAACGCATTCGTGGGACTCAGGACCCACTTGAGCGGACTCGTCGAGGTCCCATCTTCATTTTGACATCGGTAAATCGCATTTGCTTCATCGAAGGGTGACGCATCCGTATCGATCCAAATGTCACCGAATGACGGGGGGCCCCATCCTGAAAAAATCCCACAATTTCGCCGTCGGCCGTTTCCTCCGTACCCTCCAATCGCGAGATCAATTGGGACGCCGTCACCCCCTCGATTTCGAATTGCCACGGACTCTTCAATCGGACCAAATACGACTCCGTCTCCTCATTGTAGACATACTCGAAGGCATCAAACGGAAACAATTCGCGTTGCTGCCCAGTCACGTCCAATGAACCGGGTCGTTCCGCTGATACAAGTCCGCTATCGCTAATGCTTCGTTTGGCCATTTTGATCCTCTCGCGTGATCAAAGTTTGATCACAAAGTATAGGGCCACGTTATCCGGCCGCGTCTCAGTTGTGGCTTCTCCCCCAGTAAATTCCTCTCCATCAGTCTCCAATGCCGGACCACTTGGGACATCCGTCAACTCCGGAACATCAATCTCATGGGAATGCGCCAACGACACTACAAAATTGTAGTGGTCAGTAACCGACTCGGTACCGATACCGTTAACCTTAGTGTCTTCCGCAGCTGCCACAGTCAACACTCCGTCTTCGGTTAGGGACGCTTCCTCATAACTGTCTGCGGTAAACGTCCCCCCAGACTCAGTATCGAATTCCTCGTGGTCGTGACCAATATCGTGAACGTGATCCTTAAACCCGTGGGCCTGAAAGTTATAGGCCGCGTCAACACCGTCCCCCACTACCGTGGTATCGGGAGCTCTCTCATCTTCCGAATCAACACCCCGAACGAACCGATTCCGCAAATCGGGCAAATAGGCCGTGGACTCCCCCGGATTCAAGTATTCAACCAAATCTGCGTAATACGGATCGGCCCCTGAATCAATCCGGGTACCGTCGCAAACAGCCCATCCATCCGTTTCAGGATCAGGAGGTATGGGCATCATGGCGATCAAACCGGCCGGAAGTGTCCTCACGGTTACGTAGGCAGAACTTACTGCAACAGCCAACGCATCCGTTTCACTATTGAACCAGACACGCCCCTCATCGGTATTGGATGGTTCATCCGTATCAACGAAGACACGGGCCGACCCCGGCACATGCTTTCCCTCGTGATCGCTATCGTTGGGCTCAGATGCTTTATTGACGTAATGCTCCTGACTCACAATGGCCCGAACAGCCGCTCGAGTGTCCCGAATATTTAGGGCCCCTGAAGACACCGATCCCGTATCGGCCGGTGACCCCAAAAACGCCGTCGAAATCGTGTTGGTTTCCATCGGATCTGGATTTGGGTTAATGGCCATACATTACTCCGTTTTGAGGATCAAATGATCGTCTTGTCGCCGCATTTGCCCATCCTCCGGAAACTGAATACTGAGCATGTATTCACGAAGTTCCGTCCGGTACATTTGGCGCAATTCTCCATTGATCATGATTCCGAACCCCCACGCGAGGGCCCACAAAATCATTCCATAATGGAATTGTTCCGGAAGGGATGGTTCATCCGTTGCAGCCGCCGTAGCCGCAATCGAGGGCGGATTATTGATTTCGACCCGAAAGTATCCCGACTCGGGGACTGGTTCCAAATAAATCCGATTCCCCACCTGATAAAACGCAGTCGCATTTCCCGTGGTCGGACTCGGTTGCGGATTAACGTGTTCAGGCCGAACCATTTCCAAATCGACCCCATTCGAAACGTCGTAAACTTGCAAAACGGTCTCACCCTCGTAGGACGAATCCACTTCGATATAGGGCGCATACAGCGTATACGTGGTCGCGTCCGCCGTGGGCGATGTCCCCAACGCCGATGCCAACGTCAACGAATCCTCATCCGAAATGGCAACCGTCCGATACTCGGTGTCCACTTTGACAATCCAACCCGCAAACTGATTCACCGTATACGTACTCAGGGCCAAATTGATCGTAGTCGTGGTCGAGGAAGTCTGACAAATCCCCGTAACCGTGGTTTCAGTCCCCGTCGTAAAGTGGGTGGTCCCTCCGGGCCACCGAAACCGTACGTTGGTCCCCGGCACCTTCCAATTGGCCAACGCGACTTGGGCTCTATCGAAGGCACGCATAATCCGCTGCCACCCCTTACTGGTAGTGGATACCGCCGATGTGGGATCACCCACGGTCAATCGAAAATTGAATCGACTATCTTCCCCCAAAGCCTCATAGATGTCTTGGGCCATATTTGCCAACATCATGACCATGTACCTCCAATCACTTGAGAAACACGACCAGTTCGCCGGTCCCCGCATCCATTTCAAGCCCCCGAACTTGCCACCCAAACGGAAACGACAAATCGGTGGTTCCTGACCCCGTCGCAAAAAGCGTGGTCCCCGCTCCATCCTTTAGGGTCAAATCCCCCTCAGCATGGATCGCCTGTATGATCAAATCATCTGTGACAGCGTCCCCGGCTGCGACCATTCGAATTACTTGTCCTTTGCGCGTAACTGCCATTATGGTTCTCCTTACCGTGCTTCGATGAACGCCTCTACCCGTGAGAATGAACTCCCGTCATCGTAGAGGTACCGTCCCCCATCAGCCATTATGTCGAGAGCCGCCTCCCGACTATAATAAATGCCCCGTAATGGGACTCCCTGTGATTTGGGCAAACATTCTCCCGTTACGGGGCACTGAAAATAGCCGCCTCCGATAAATCCTCTCTTGGTATATTTGGAAGATTCATACACCGTGGTCGTATCTTCGATGGTGCCGTGGATCGCTTGTCTCTCATCGAGGGACAAATGGGACAAATCGACAGATTGAGCCGTATGATAATCTTGGTAGGAGGGATTCGTACTCGGAAGCGGCAGTTTAATGGCCATGTTGATCCTCAAAAAGATGGGGGGGCCTTTCGACCCCCCGCATACTCAGGAAACGAATGATCCGTAAACGCCCTTGTAATCAAAGGCACCCACGTTAAATCTCATTTTGGAAATGTAGATTTTGTTTCCCGTCTGCAAATCTTCCCCCGTATACAACTGAATTTTCTTTTTCCACAGGAGTCGCATGTCGTGATCTTCGCTTACCGCGAACCAACTGTCATCATCACCACCCAACGCAGAATCCAAGTATCGGACAACCATGGGCTTCCATCCACTGACCATGCCATTGGACGGATTCGAGGACATCAAGTTGCCACTAACGTTCCAACCCGTTCCCCCCCCGTCAATGTCTCCGGGCCATTCCACGTTACCTTCGTCACCGTCCCACGGGGTAATGCCACCCTTTTGCTTGGCCAATCGCAGAGCCATCCACCGTTCTTTCGTGGGTACCAAGAGATACTTGAGCGTCGTAAACACCGGATAACCGGCATCGTCGAGCAACGTATCAAAGTACTCGTACATGGCCTGAAAGGTGGTTTCGCTCAAAGCCGAGCTACCCTTGTTGTCCAGCGAATCGCCTGATCGCATGGTCGTATGATCCGCAAAAATGTATTCGCCATCGTCCGACTCATGGGTGTCGTCTCCGCTGTTGAACAGGTCCCAAAAGTACAACTCGAGCGTATGATTGGCCGATCGCGCCAGCGACTTGGCCATTTGGTAAACGTTGGGGTGAACTGCATCCTCAATCATTTCCTCGGTAATCTGAAACCCGAGTCCAAACTTGATGGGATACAGCGTCTTTTCGCGGCCCTCAGTCGGCGTATCGAAATCAACTGCCTGACCTTCACCGATTTGACGATGCGCCCCCAACCCCGAAATGCGAGCCTCGGTCAAATGGTTCCCCTTGGGAAAATTGCCGATCTTGGCCACATTCGTGTATTGGGTCGCATATTTGGCGTACGCGTCGTTATGGATTTTGTCGATGTCACGATCCAAATGTTTGGGGTATAACCCAGTGCTTGCAATCATTGGTCACTCCTCCTTAGGTTACCGGGTCGCCCAAAATGCGCACCTGAATAATTTTGTCACCCGCGTCCACAATCTTGAACACACGACCAATGGGAACCACCTCAGCGTGTTCAAACTTTTGAACGGTACTCGTGACATCCAATCCGACGACTTCCCCAATGTAGGGCAGAGTCGTATCCTTGCAAAGACCTTCGATGATCATGCCCGGCTCCAACGGATACATCATGATATAGTCGCCATTCGCAATGGCATCACCATCCTCGGATTGCTTCCCATGACATATACCGGCCAAGGTCTTTCTGGTAGCCGAGTTGGCCGCCTTAGCCACGTCATTGGCATCCAAACTCCAAATGAGAAGGTCACCAACTTCCATTGCATCCCCTGCCAAGACGCGTTCCGCCTGCGGAGCACTCCCTGAGAGGGTACGAACCACCTTAAAATCAGCCATTCTTATCCTCCATCACGACTGATAGGTGTAACCGGAATGCGGGTTTCGTCATTGACGGGACGTCCCCCCAACCGTGTCACCTCAGACTCATTGGTCTGCTGGATACCCTCGATGGCCCGTGTTCGCATGGCCTTTTTCTGGCTTTGCAATTTGGCCCGATTCTCGTCGCTGATCTCCAACAAAATCAATTCAGTCTGTCCATTGACTCCGATTTCTTGTCTCCCCTTCCCATCGGGAGATTTCAGAGTACCCCAACCTTTCTGGGCTATTTGGTACCCCTTCTGCAACAAATCATTTACCTGATCCGGTCGCGCCCAATACGAATGAAACCCACTTTTGTGACTCGTGAGCTTGATTCGACGGGACGCATTCCCCATGGTATCCGGAACATGCACTGAAACCGCTTCTGCCAACGCCGTATCGCTTGGTGAACGCGATTGGGTTTCTTCCGCCATGTCTTTGAACACGACGTACCGATCGCGGTTCGCTTTACTGAGTTGTCGCAATTCGATGGCCGTCAACTCACGGAATTGGTCCATGTTCCACATGAATACCATGCCCTCTTGATCATATTTTACAATGTCCTCGATGGACATTTCCACAGTAATCTCCAGTTTTTTCACCTTTGCCATCTCAATTGCTCCTATTTTTCACCGTAGTATGCACGATACATGTCCTCGTAGGTCATGCCTTTCGCATCTGCCAAATCTCTCAAGTGGGCCGGTAACACACGTCGCGCCGCCTTTTTGACGGGGGCCCTACTCCCACCACCTTGGGGAGTCACCCCCGTTGAAGGTGTTTTGGGTTTGGGCTTCGTGAGGCCTTGGGTAGCTTCCGCCACCGCCGCCTGAATCCGTTCCTCCAAAATTTCGTTCATGTGTTGAACACCCACCTGTTGAAACGCTTTCTCGTAGACGTCGGGAGTCGGCGGTAACGTTTTAACCAAGCGCTCAACTTCCTCCCCATACCGATCATAGATGGTTTTGTTGGTCTCGTTGTTGAGCGCCACTTGTTTGGATGTGATGGTCGCCGTCGAAGAGATCATGTTCCGCGTCTCATTCAAAGCAGGAACAATCTCCGTGGACGCCACATACTTGAGCATTTCTTCCATGGCCCCCACCGGATCATCATAGAAGTTTTTCGAGAG